GCGCGCATCGCCGCCGAGCGCCGGGCCAAGGCAGAAGCCGAACAAGTCGCCTGACCGGCCAAGCCCCCACTACCCCAGTGGCCCAACAACGTGGGGGGATGAATTTAGGACGCTTACGCTCGAAGTCGGCGGCGGCACTGACCGCTTTCACGCCAATGCCCATTGCTGCCGCGCCACCAGCCAGAGCCGCGCCAATGCCAGCCTTGAGCGCGACGCCCGCGACCGAGAATCCTTTGCCAAGTGCTGCTGCACCGCCTTTACCGAGTCCCGCCAGCCCCGCGCCTGACATTTTGCTCATCCGGCGTGCCGACGCACCGACCAATTCCGTGGCTCCCGCCATGGCCCGCTTCAATGCGGTGATGTCGGCTCCAAGGGTGACGGTCAGGGCGCTCATGCGCCGGGGGTGGAGTCAACTAGGAAGAGAACGTCATAGGACAGGCGCGCCGGGGTCAAGCCCGAATCTAATCAGACGGCTTCCTCGGCGTCGCCTGCTCCGGCTTGTTCGATTTCTTCATTCTTTTCGTCTGCGCGATGCAGTAAGAGCTGCTGCTACACATAAAAGCAGAGCGGAAGAAGGCTCAGGTATGACAGCTGCTGTTGCTAGAAAAGTTCCGCCTGTGATAACGGATGGCTGCATTGCAGGATTTATTGGAAGCGACTCATTGCTTCCCCAATAAATGTTGAGACTTGTGACTGCGCTCGGATTAAAAACAGTTGAGCCAAAAGTGGCTGTCAAAGTGCCCAGAATTGACTCACCAGTAGTTAAAGGATTCACAAATTTAACATAGAAATAGTCACCATAGGCACTGTTACCAGTGAAGACTCCGAAAGGGGAAGGTACTGTCTACGTACCTGTGAAACCGTTAGAAGTCGCACCTGCAAAAGCTAGAGCAAATCCCGGACTGGCAGCAGGGTTCGGGTTACTAACGTAGAGTGTATCTGGAAAGTTTGTGGGTGAGGTACTAGGGAAAGTGCCAGAAATACTGAAAGTAACGCTGTTCGTTGTGAGGTTCAGATTGGTGACGCTTATCGCGGCGGCCGACTTCTGTTGGAGAACGCCTATGGCGAAGATCGTAGCGAAGATTTTGAGGGTAGGTTTCATTTAAATTTGTTAGTTGTAGTTTTTTTTGGAATACAATATGTGAAGCGTGTCGGGGTTAAGCCCGAATATAAACAGACACCTTACCCGTCGCCTCCTTCTCCGGCATTTTAGCCCTTTGATTCCGTCGGAGCAAGAGTGTGGCAAGCCCAAACACAATGGACATCCCTACTGCTGGTTCTGGTATCGCCGTAGCGGTCACTGAGAACCGATAGTCAACTGCAGTTGGTCGCGAACTACTACCGAATGAAAAGTCATTATCTGGTGGACCGAATGCAGGGAGAGCCATGGAGAGATTGCCGCCTGTGTAGGAATCATAATCTGTCCACTCCAAGTTCCAGCCGACGGATGCGTTACTGTAAAGCCAGTATTTTGTGTTGGGCTGAAGCGCGTACTGATTTGAACTTGTAAAAGAATACACTGCGTCGAGACCTCCGTTAGCTACTACTTCGCTCTTCGCTAAGAATCCTGGCGACGCTACCGATAGGGCAGAGGGCATCCCTTGGTATTCTTGACTAAGGAGAAATAGATTTCCGCTCGCAATAGCGGTAAATCTCTTACCAAAAGTGGCTCCGGTCAAAAAATCTACGATCCCGTCGTCAGGCGTTGTAAACGACTGCCCCGGAACACGACTATCGCCGCCAAGGTTAGCTAGTGGCTGGCTGATGATCGTCGCTGCGTGGGCAGTAGTCGATACAATCAATGATATGGCGGTGTAAAACATTTTTTCTCTTTTGGAATTGTTCATCGTGTATTTGTTTGTTTTGTGTTTGTTCTGCTTTTCTTATCGAACGTCATAGGATAGGCGCGCCGGTGTCAAGCTCAAATTTAATCAGAGAGCTTCCTCGGCGTCGCCTACTCCGACTTGTTCGATTTCTTCGATTTCTTCGATTTAATCGACCCAGTTTTGACCTCCAGCGTTAGATTTGCTTCTTATCTTCCACTTTTCCATTGTGCCTGACTCTGGATATACTTGATTGCCGTTCTTATCATACCACCAATCTGAATACCTGCCAGGTTGTGTGTCCCCCGGATTAGGCTTCCCTAAAGCTTCGAGGGTGTAGGGCGACCCAGACGACGAGCTGCCTCCGCTGCGTCGTGGTTGACTTGCTGCTAGACTTTGGCCAGCTGACGGAACTCCCTTTAAGATATCAGCAAAAACAGAGCCGCTTACTCGCTCTGTATTAAGATGATTTCCTTGGTTGTCGTATGTGACCTTGTTCGTAAAACGAGTACCAGTGCTCGAAATTACCTCAGTGCCATGAGAGCCAATCGGATGGCCTTTCGAGAATGTTCCTGTTCCTGAAAATTTTAGGCTTGGGGTATCCGGTAAAGTGCGTTGGTAAGCTCCTCTCCCATCTGCGAAACCATTCTTACGACCTCCGCTATAAGTCCAAATTTCAGGTGAATTTACCCCCATGATCCGACTCATCTGGATCGCAAATTGGGTGCCATCTTCAGCCGTCTTTTGTTCCATTGTGTGCTGAACTCCGCATGAAGTGGAGCCAATGCAGATTACCAGTAGTGCTAGTTTATTTATTTTCATATGATTTTTTATCGAACAGTTTTATTGAACAGCGTGCTGTATTTGTCCTGTAACAGGCGCGTGCTGTATATGTCCCACAAATACAGCACAGAAGAATACTTCTCCGGGAAGTCCCATTCGGAAGAACGGGCTTTGGTTGGTCGTTGGTTACATTGCGATGGGTTTGCAATAGCAGATTCAGCCATTGTCTGGCAAGCTTTCGTTAGCCGAATTTGATGAATTTGCGCCAATCCAGCATCCCCGCAACGCCTCCAGTTGATCCCGCAGTCCCATACTGCCACCGCCCGCGCTGCTCCAGGTCGTTCTCACCCCATTCCTCCGCAACAGACAGTGTTGATACTGAGCGAGTCGCGCCAGCGGCATGAACAGAATCCGTTCCTCGGGCCAGCCGGTTTCGGCGGCAACGGCGAACACCTGGGCGGCTATGAATCCGGGTTCGTCGCACGGAGGGGCTTTTTTCCTCCGATGTCCCCCATGGTTTCCACCTGTGCCGCCTCCAGTTCACGGCTCTGTTCTTCAAGGCGTTTGAAGGCAGTCTGGAAATCGGCCGGGGTGAGGGCACCGCAGAAGATGAGGGCGGCTTCCCGGAATCCCTGGTCGTTGAACGACGCCCGCACCACTTCCGGCCATGGGGCGCAATGGGTGAAGACGAAGCCCATGATGGCAGAGGTGAACTCAGGGGTGCCGTCGGTGGGCATCTCACCCTTCACGAGCGGGTTGCCGGTGCGGAGAAGCACGTCGTAGCTCGCCAGCGACAACGGGCGCATGGCATGACCCGCGACGATGGTTTCCACGTCGTGGAAGGCGGTGGATAGGTGCTTTTGGCGGTCGGTGTCGTTCATGGGATCTCAGAGGTAGCGGAGGAACTGGTCTTCGGTGGCTGGCGAGGCATCAAGCGGGATGAAAGCGATCTTCCCCCGGCGCTTCACGCAGGCGAGCGGCACATCTTGCTTCACCTTGTCCACGAGGCGCTGGCGATTGAGCAGGGCGCACTTGATGTAGGCGAACGGATGCTCTGGATTAGCGAGGTGCCAGGCGTCGTCATTCCACGCCTCGATGAGGTCCTTGGTCTGGAATTTGCCGTCGGGACTTTGTGGGTCGAAGAACCAAACGGTGCGCTCGCCTCGGATGCCGTCGCCGACAACGCGGACGAAGGGCTTCTCGGCAAGCGGAATGCCAACGGCCGTCAATGCGGCGGCAAGGCAGGTGTTGCTGGTGGCGGTGGATGAAATGTGGGTGATGGCGTTCATATCGGTATCTCAGGTTGGAAAGGTTGGTTCACGGGCCGCCGCCACCGGAAACGACCAGCGGGTAATTGGTCGCGGTGATGTCGATTTTCTCGAAGTCCTCGTTGTTGAGGGCGCGGCTGATCTGCTTGATGATCGTGATTCCGCCGCTGGACTGCATGTGGGCCGGGACTGCATTGGTGAGGGCGAGTGCCGCGCCGATTTTGCCCGAGAACGGGCCGGTTTTCTTCACCAGTCCGGATAGCTTGATTTCGGCTTTCTCCTGATAGAGCGCGAGACCAATGATTTCACCGCCCTTGTCCAAGACCATTTTCTCCTGGTTGGAGTAGTCGATGGAAAAGTCGGTGATGATGATGCCGGCTTCATCCTGAGGGATGCCCCAGTTGCCAGTTGTGCCAAGGAATGTCGCGGCCATTTGACCGCGTGCGGCGTGTCAACCGGAGTCAGAGAGCCGACACTACGGCCTCGTAGCTGAGAACCGATTCGCGGCCTCGTGCTTCATCCGGTGTGGTCACGCTTTCGCGGTCTAGTAGGTCATGGAGAACGAAGGTTTCGGAATCCAACGCCGATTGAATTACCGACTTGCCACCGAGCAACACCGCCAGTTTTCCTGCCCACTCGGCGTGTGTTTCGGCTGGCGTGTCATCCACTTGGGAAAATAGATGCACGTCGAGTTTTACCCGTGCGGTGTGGGGCATGGCCGGGATCGGCTTGGCTTCCGACGTATTGAGAACCACGCATGGACGAGTGCGGATTTCATCGCGGCGGGCGACATGAACTGGAATCGAATTGGGTAGATCCTCGGGGCGGTTGGTGTCGATCCTCTCAGCAAGCAGTGACGAAAGGCGGTCTTCGATCAGGTTGGGCATCTTGTCCGTGATTCCGCGTCAACCGTGCTTGTGTGCGGATCATTCAGACAACCCCCTTGATAAACTGGTGCGGATTTCCTAGTAGTCTCGGTGCTGATAAGGGATTGCCAGCGCCAAGAGGACGTCTTCACGGTTGAGGACGTCCTTTTATTTTTCAACCGGTCCTGCCGAATCGCCTGTTGGCCTGATCGTTGACCTTCCGCAGCGAGGTGGATAGAGCCTTGCGCAATCGCCCTGCCGCCACTTGGAGTGCGAGATTGACGGTCTTGTAGGTGGTCACGTCGTCGATGTAGTCGAGATTGTTGATCAGCGTGACGGCGGGCTTGTCGCCGGTCTTGATTGCGGCGCTGCCGGGGGCCTGCTTGTGCCGGGTTGTCCATTGCGCGGCACCCCGCACCCGCCCGCCAATCGCCTTGCCCGCGTTGATCCATGATCCTTTGGCGAAACCGACCCGCTTCTGGATCTTGGCGATGTAGCTCTCGCGGGCCTTCGCGCTGGTGACGATCTGCTTCGGTTTCGCCGCGCCCAACTGCCCCCATCGGTGAAGCTTCGGGTCGAGGCGGCCGACCGAGAGATCCTTCCAACCGGAACTGGTTTGGCGCAGATTGTTTTCCGCTCGTGAGAAGCGCCGGTTCTGGATGTTTGACCAGAAGCGATCTGCCGCCGCCGGATTGGACTTGCGGATTTCCGCGAAGGCATCCGATGGCAGGGCGAACACGCCGCTGATGTCTTTGGCTACCGCATCCTCGCCGGTCTTGCGGGCCTTTTCTGAGAACCCAAACGGCCGGGTGTTGCGGGCGAGTTCCACAGATAGGCCACGCGCTTCCTGCTTCACCAGGGACAGCAATGTCCGTCCCACCTTTTCTGGATAGCGGCGTAGCAGTCTGGCCACGTCGGATGCTCCCTTGAGCTTGGCGGTGAAGCGAACATCACTCATCGGTGGTGCTGAGAGTAAGTGTGAGCAGAGGTGAGCGCGGGTGGGCCGAGACTTTGGTGATGCGGTATTCAGTGCCGTCCACTTCGATGCGTTCACCGAATTTTGGCATGGCGGCTGGGAATGCCCGCTTCGGCACGCGCAGGCTGAGGTCTGGTGATTCGACGAATCCGCCCATGTCGATCTGCTGGTCGTTGCGCACGCGGCTGACGAGCACGAGCAGGCTGATGTCCTTCCACCGCGCCTTCACACCATGCTCTGATAGCAGGTGGCCGAAGTCTGCCAGAATTTCCGATTCGATGCCCATGCCGTGGGTGATGCTGTCAAAACAAAAAACGCCCCCTCCAGTTTCCTGAAGAGGGCGTCCCATGAACAACCTAACCCAAAATCTTATGCCGGACGGGTGATCCGCTCCATGACGGGCTTGTTGCCTGCCGCGAAGCCATACATCAGCGTGAAGCTGACTTCCTGCTTGCCGAGGCGTCCATCGTAGCGGTCACGGACTTGCACGGACAATCCGGTGCGTGGGTCAGTGACGACGCGGATCACAGTGTCGCCGGTGTTGGATGGAACATCTGGCACACGGGCGGCCATGATGAGTCCCTCCCGGATACCGGCAAAGCCGACCAGACGCTCGCCGTTTTCAGGTAGGGCCGAGTATTCGATCACGGTAAAGCCGTTCACGTCGGGCAGCACCCCCGAAACCACCACGTTGCCCGCTGCGGGAGTGATGAACGCCTTGTAGAGCGCCTCATCCTTTTGCAGGGCGTTGTAGTAATCGGAGTTGACGAACATGAAGCGGCCCATGTCCGGGATGAACCGTTTGTTGAGCTTGGTGCCGATGTCCACCACGGTGTTGCGACCGAACGAGGCGGCGGCAATTTCCGTTTTGTTGGTGAATTTGGCGTTGATGATGAGAGCCATCAGGTCATCGCTCACCTTGCGGCCGAGGGCATAAGCCACTTTGTCGGCATAGCGTTGGTTGAGATCGATCTGACTGGTGGAGCGCTCCACGTCGGTGATGGCATAGCCCGCGTAGGCGTGCTTGTTGATCTTCACGCTCACATCGACCTGTGCCTGGTCATCCGGGACGTAACCCGTGGCAGGAACGAAATCCTTGGCCACCGTGGGAGTGACGATGTGGGTGACGATGTCTTGGTTGAACTTCACGCTGGCCGAACTGAAGTCGGTGGCGATTTGTCCGAGGAGCGGGAATCGGGCCAGTAGCGTGTTGAGCGCGGTCTGGGCGATGATGGCGGAATTAACCGTGGCGTTCGAGTTGGGCATGGCGAATTAGCGGGTGAAGTGTTTGGCGAGGTGTTGTTGGTAGAAGGCGGCGGCTTCCACGGGCTTGTGCTCGGTGACGAGCTGCTCGTATTGGGTGACGAGGTCGTGGAGGGACGGCGTCTGAGCGGCCTGTGACTGGTGGCCAGCCGGGGTGACGTTGGCGGGGAGCATGGTGCCGGTGGAGGCGACGACGCGGGCCACTTCAAGTTGCAGCCTGCGGTCGAAATCCACTTGGGATGCTTGAAGGTCTGCGATGCGGGTTTGGAGGGCGATAGCTTCTTGGGCGGCGGAATCCCGTTCGACGCCAAGTGTCTCGACTTGAGCGGAGAGAATTTCCACTTCACCGCGCAGCGAATCGAGAGTCGCAGAGCTTTCAGTGAAAAGTTCGGTTTGCGCCTGATAGTCCCGGGTGAGGTTATCCACCTGGGTGAGGGCTTCGGCAAGTTGGTCTTCAAGTGCGGTCATCGCACGGGCTCCCCTGTCAACCGACGCGTAATAGACCTTGAGACGGCGCATGGCTTCGGCGCGATCCGGAACCATACCTGCCAGATTGACCCGCTGTGCCTGCTTGCCGCTGAAAGTTTGACCCTCCATAGCTTCGGGTGGGATCGAGCGTCCTTTTGCCAGCACGGCCGCATGAAACTCCCCGGCAATTTCAGCGAGGTTCGATTGGATCAATTCGCGCTGGTCGTCGGTGAGTGGAGTGCCTGGAGCACCCATCGCCTTGTATTTCCCCACAGAGAAAACCTCCACCTTGATGCCTGCCGCACTGATAGCCGCTGAGCGATCAACCACCGCTTGCACCACGCCGATAGAACCGACCTGCGCGGATGGGGTGGCATAGATCGCGCGGGCCTGGCTGGCGATCCAGTAGGCGGCGGATGCCATGAGGCCGGAGGAAAATGCGTAGACCGGCTTCTGCTTATCGAGCGATGCCACGGCGTTCGCCAGTTCAGGAGTGCCGGCCACCGTGCCGCCGGGAGAGTCGATGTCCAAGAACACCGCCTTGATGTCGGGACGGGAACCCGCTTCCTGAATAGCCGCTCCAATTTCCTCAGAGTCGGTAGCGCCCATCAGCACCCGGGCGAAGATGTCGGGCTTGCGGATGATTGGCCCGTTGATCGAGATCGTCGCCACACCATCCTCAACGGAAAGCAGGGAGCTGACGGGCTGATCCCGGACCACTGGATTGCCAAGCGCACGAAAAGAATCCGCCGCAGCCACCATTGAGCGCAGTGCTTCAGGCTGGATTAGCCACTGAGGGTTTTGCAGGAGGAGCGAGTTCACGCTCAGGAATGGCTGTCAACGCGGCTGTTTGCTTTTCTTGTTTCGATAGATCAGCGGCAGTTCACCCTCAATTCGACTTCCACGCCCTTCGTTGTGGTGGGACCAAGCTGGTCTGAGGTTCGAATAGTGAAAGCACTTCTTCTGGTGTTCGACCCGACTCAGATCAAACACCGCACATGGGATGATATGGTCGATGTGCCATCCGTATCTGCCGTAGTTCTCCCACGTCATTCCAGGAAGGAATTGGGATTCGAGATGAGTCAGGAGTTGCTTTACGGCGCATCCTATTAGGTCCATCGTTTTCCCTGCTTTTTCTGCGTATTGATGTTTCACGGCTTTTCCAACACGCGACCGTAATTGTCTCGCGAATAGATAAGACCTATCATTTTTCAAACGTTCACGATCAAGCTTCCTAAGTCGATCTTTGTGCTTTTTACGATAGCGCCTAACCCTATCCCTCGCCGCCAATTTTTGCTCATGTGTTAGGACTCGCTTTGGATTGCGGCGGTATGCTGCTCTTGCAAGCGCTCTTACGTGATCAGGGTTTCTCCAATACCTAGCCACCGCTTCTTTGCGGACAAGTTCGCGATTCAGGTCTCTCCATTCACGGCGCTTTTGGAGTAGTCTCTCGCGATGCCGCTGCCTGTATCTGCGTCCTCGTTCAAGTGACTTTAGACGATTGATTTCCGCCTTGTCTTGCGTTTCTGCTCGGTTGCTCACCCGCCTGTTGCGGTGTCAACGGTTGCTGCGCTTGCGGTGGGCCAACCGATGGCTTCCAGAGCATTTCGACCGGAACACCGTATTTTGCGGCGGTTTCGATAATGAGCTTAGCGTCGGCTCCCCGGCGCAGAATCTCTTCGCCAAAGTCCGCACCTAGCTCGGCGTAGTGATCCGATAGAGTCTTCAATCCCATCTCGACGTCTGCTCTGTTTTGCTGTGCTTCACGGCCAGCATCCGTTGAGACCCTGCGGGGGCAGACCGAACCAATCTTCCACCATCCTTCAATGGGCGGCAGGAGTCCGCGGTCGAGGGCATCGCCGATCACGTAGGTCCAGACCGGCTGGATGAGGCGGCGTTCGAGAATCATCTGCCGGAATGAGAAGCGGCGGTCAGCTTTGGCCACGATCAAGCGCACGCCCGCTCCACCAATCTTGCTGGAATCTGCCGCAAACTCGAATGGGATCACACCCAGCGCTGAGTCCCGCCGTAGGTGCTCCAGGAAGCCGGTGAATGTAGGAGATGGCCGATTGGATTGGAAGCTCTCGATGGACTCATCAGGTTTGAGAGCCACCAGCTTTCCCCCCACGATTTTCTGAAGTGTGATTGGGTCGCTTGGATCATGATCGCCCGCTGCGCCCCCAACAACGAAGTCTCCATTGTCGTCCAGTTCCCCACGGGCAGTTTTGAGCACCCGGGAAATATCGGCGTTGTCCTTTACTGCGTGTTTTTCGAGCGCCAGTAATTCCATCTCATCGAGGGCGTGGTTGATGGAATGCTGAATGGTGGGATGGGACCTCACGCCGCCGGCCCATTCCGGTTCGTGGACATGCAGGATCGAGGACGCTGGCAGGTCCCGGGCTTTTCCCGAATCCTCCAAGACGCGGTAGAAGATCGGTGCACCCCAGGCATCCAGACCCACGCCGTCGATGGTTTCCTTGGTGCCGAATTCGTCGCCGACGCGGTGGGACTCGATCAGCTGGATGCGAGGCTCTCCATCGGCGTCGCGGGTTTTGTGGATAAAATATTCGCCATCGATGTCCATGCCCCGGCAGACGAGCGACTGGCATTCTTCAAAGGAAAAGCGCCGGGTGATTTCACAGCGGGCCGACCAAAGGGCGAAGTAGGCTTCCGCAGTTCGGTTCCACTCTGGATCTGGCGACTGTGCCTGGACTCGGATGCCATCACCGGTCGAATAGATGGCCATGTTGGCGACCAGTTCGCGGACAAACCCGGAGTTCTTGTGGAGGTAGCGAGACTTGCGGACAAGCTCACTGCGCACTGAAGAGGTGAGTTCGTTGCGGGCGTCGGTGGGGGCAAAACCCGGAACCAAGCCACGACGGGGCGACCAGTTTGCCGACTCGAAGGGAGAACTCCAAGCAGTGGGGAGAAGGACGGGCGGCAGCCACTTGCGGGCGATTTGTTTGAGGGTCATCATTTTGGCAGGTAGCCTGGGATGGAGGAAGCCGCCGTGGTCCGAAGTCTGCCGTAGGTGGCGGGGTCCAGAACACGGAGGGCGTGGGCGCATTCCTCAAGCACCTGATCGACCGGCATGGTGAACTGCTTGGCCACCGAGGTGTCTGCGTCGTTCCAGTTCATGATCGTCTTGCCTTCGAGCAGGAATTCCTTCGCTCGCTGTTGGATTGCCAGAACCTCGGATACGGTGAAGCCGGTGATGAATAAACCTCGCGCCATGACCGAGGGCGGGTGTCAACGGATCAACGACCGCTCCAAGTGGCATTGCTGCCCCGCGTGTCGATGTGGACGAAGCCAGACGATGGATAGATTCCAAGCCCGCCCACAAACTTGCCCGCTCTGCGCCACTCCAACAGCCGATCATAGACTTGCTTCGGGCTCACTCCATCAAAGGCAATGTCGAGGGCGGTAAAGTTCCTGTGCTGGCTGAGAGGGACACCGCCAACTGCCCGATTGTAGTCCGGCGAGCGATACGAGCTGAGGATCCGGCAGGGTTTGCCGAACGATTGGCGCAAATCATCGACGATCCGGAGCGTGGGCACGATGTTCTTCCAGAGGCTTTTGGGTGGCGCACTGTTGGTCACGCCTCTTCGCTGCGCCGCGAAGTAGGATTCGAACTCGCGGGCACCGAAGTGACGGAATTCTTGGGACTCGAACCAATCGGAGAAGGCACTCATGATGCCTCGTCCTGAGTGTCAACGGCGGGCTCTCCCACTGATTCGCGCCCCACGATCTTGAGCATGGTGGCGGCGGCAACCTGCATTGCCTCGTTATCGAAGAGGTGGTTGGCGCGAGACCCGATACGCTCCCAAATCCACTTGCCGCCTTTCTTGATCCGGTGCTCGCTTTCCATTTGGGCGAGATATTCCTCGTCGATATCGTCAGGCACCTCCCACACCGGCCCGTTCTCGGGGTTTTGGTTTCGCCGAAGGCGGGCGAGTGTGTCCTTGATGTTGAGGTTGGACCAGTAGAACACCGAGCACGATTGGCCGCGGCCGAGCACCACCTTCCTTCGCGGCGAATAGAACCGCTCGACGGATTTTCGGCCTTTCACCTTGTGCGTGAAGGTGGCGCGCTTGTCGCCCAAGAGTGCTGTCCATCCGTGGGCCGCGCATTCACGATAGACGTCGTAGGTGGCGTATCCGGCGTCGATGAACACCAGGTTCGGGTGAATGCCAAAGCGCTCCTGCACGCTCTCCACGTCGGTGAAAGTGAGTATCCGCTCGTCCCAGATCAATCGGCTCGATCCGTCCTCGGCCCATGCGCGCACGACCAGCCAAAGGTGGTCCATCTGGCAGTCCACCGTGAGGATCCGCAGTGGACAGGCACACGGTTCGCCAGCCGGAACCAAGCGCCCTTGGGCATCCACGCCTGCCTCGCCGTCCCAGATTTCGCCTTTGAGATAGCCGCCGGGGATGATCTCCAAGCGGTAGTCTTCGAGGTATTCCCGCCACGCCAGCGCCAGTCGCTTCTGGTAGAACTGTTGGATCAAGCTCACGTCTCCTTTGCGGGCGGCGGTTTTTGCGCGGAGATACAGCTCGGCCAAGCGTCCCCAGCTCATGGCGCAGAGGGCATTCCAGTGGAAACCCACGTTTTCCTTTGGGGCGTTTGGGTTGGTGGTGATGTAGCAACCGGTGAGGCTGAGTTCACGGCGGGTTCGGTCGCTGTCATTGAAGTAGTGGTTGCACGAGACGCAATGCATCGTAGTGGTGTCCCTGACTTTCTGGAAATCCCACTGACCGGATTCATCGCGGGCGTCCTTGCTCCATTCCACCTGGTCCCACTTGAAGGGTTGGCGGTGGTGGCAGTGGGGACAGGCGAACGTCCACTCACGCATGTTGGTGGTTTCAAACTTCCTGTGGGTGTCGTCATCCTCCTCGCCGCCTTGGCTCATGAACAGGCACTTGCCAAGCCAACCGAACGCGGTGACACGGGCTTCCGCTTCCGCCATGTGACCATTTTTGTAGCGCCATGTCTCATCGCAGACTAACCAACGAATCGAGCGCCGCTGGAGGTTCGTCTTGTTGTTTGCACCTAGCACCCAGAGCGTCATGCCGTTGGCGAAGTGGATTGTGTTGTTGCGTTTCTTGTGACGATTGGCCGGATAGAGTGCCTTCACAGGCTCACATTCATCGAAGAGTTTCTGGAGTCGGCTTCCGCCTCACTCTTTCGCGTCGTCGTCGGTCTGATCGAGCCAGAGCGTGGGGCCTGGATGGTTGGCGATGATGTGGGCGAGGCCGAGTTCACCCACGCTGGTTTTGCCGCTTTGGATCGCGGCGATGATGCTCACGATGCGGATCTTCGGATCGACCAATGCTTCCATCGGCTCGCGCATCCATGGCGAGTTGGCCGAGCGGAACCGGCCGGGAATGGGAGAGTAGGGGATCGAGGTGATGTGTTCCTCGCACCACGCCCACGGGGGACGACGATCCGGGGGACGCCAAGCATTCCGCCAGATCCGTTCGAGCTTCTTGCGTGCAGGTTCGATGGTCTTCATTCGCCCTCGTGGAGAATCGTCAACACCTCGTCGATGGCGCGGCGGGCTTCTTCCTGAATGCCGGTGGCGTCGAGGCCCGAGAGAATCGGCGGCAATTCCTGCTCGAACTTCTTGCGAAGCATCGACGTTGCCTGCGCCACGAACTCAGTCCATGCCTGCCTGACTTCCTCGACCGCCACGAAGTCACCTCGTTTGATCCCTAACCGCAGTTCCCGTTCCTCAACTTCGGCGAGCAGCTTGCGGGCTTTGAGTGAGGTCTCAATGTCGGCGGCGTCCTGGGTGAGTGGTTCGCCCCCCTTCAAATCATTGCGACGCATGAACTCCCGCCATGCAGCCACGTCATGCAAACCATTCGATGCTGGCTTTGGTGCGTCCTTGCGCTTTTTCCACGCGTGGGCCGACTGGCGGGTGATTCCGAGAATGTTGGCCAGCTCGACGTAGTTGGCGGCGGTAGTGGGTGCCGCTCCGGTGCCGGTGGCCATGGATTGCAGCATCGCCCGTTCGACACGGGTGAGTTTGCCACCCTTCTGGACGCGACCGACCAGATTGGCGAAGTCCCGCGAAAGCAGCTTTTTGGCGATGTCAGGGGAAACGGCTTCCATCCGCAGGTTGCGGACTCGTCAACCATGTCGGCCCTCACAAAAATACCGTCTTGCTCGAATTTATCCACAGTGGTATCCAAATCACTACGACCATATGGCAGCGAAAAAGCGTCAGCAACTTAACACCTACGTTGGGCCACATGGGTCTGAGCGTGTAGTAAACTGCATTGAGAATCCCAGCACCGAAGAGATTTTGGAAGAACTCATGAGTCTTCCTGGGGGAAAGCAGGTCAGTTGTTTTGAAATCCTGACTTCCAAAACCGACTACATCGGTGCTGCTGGATCGGTGAGTGAAAATTTCTATTTGCGGTATCAGGAATTTTCCGAAGGCGGCCAATACGAATCTCCAACTGGGGGAGTTCCACTCGATGCTGCAATGAAGATCATTATCTCATAATGTGAGGGGTCTGATTATTGGCGATCTGCTGTGAAATGGCAGCGTGTGAATATCAAAGCGAAATTAGAAAAGCTGAATGAAGACCAGGATGTTCACGATGCCACCAAATTTCTAGCTGCGGCTATTGGATTTGTCTCTGGCCTCTTTAGCAGCCCGAAAAAGTAGCGATTGGTGTCAAGGTTGACTCCCGGCACCGGGTCATGAGCATCCCCGTGCATTGCGCCCACACCGCCCTCGTTGATCCGAACACGCTGAAACCCAACCCGGTCAATCCAAACCGGCACAGCGCCCACCAGATCCAGCTTCTCGCGTCGATCATCCAGGAACAAGGCTGGCGCAATCCCGTCACCGTCTCGAAACGCTCTGGGCTGATTGTGAGAGGACATGGACGGCTGGAGGCAGCGCTTCTGATTGGCTGCGAAACGATCCCTGTGGACGAGCAGGACTATGCCAGCGAAGCCGAAGAACTCGCCGACCTGTTGGCCGACAACCGGCTGTCGGAACTTGCTGAACTCGACGAAGACGATCTGCGCCGAGTGCTCAAATCCATCGCCGATGCCGATCCCGACTTCGACATCGAGCTGACAGGCTTCATGGAGGACGAGATCCGAAAGCTGATGGACGACGCTGGAAATCCCGAGGACGAACTCGAAACGATCCCCCGGATGGAATGCCAGGCGTTCGAGACTCACGACTACCTTGTGTTCATGTTCCACGACCTGCGGGATTGGATGCAGGTGCTTCAACTCATGGGGGTGCATGAGGTTGACTACTCGATCAACCGCAGAACCAAAAAAATCGGCATTGGCCGTGTGCTCCATGGAAAACGACTTATCGAACTCTGCCGCCGCGCCAGCATGGCCGGAATTCCGCCCGTTGAAACTTCGCTTGGTGATCCTGTCACGGAGCCGAAGCCGCTCGATCACCAGCCACAAGCTGTTCCCGACGGCGACGCTGCTCGTTCCCGCAAGCGAGGCTGAGCATTACCGGCACACCGGGCTGGAAATCGAAACCATCCCCGACGAGATCGCCGGCATCAGCGCCGTGCGGAACTGGGTGCTGAAACATTTCAAGGACGACGCCATCGTCATGCTCGACGACGATATTTCCGCGTGCGTGTGCATGGTGTCCCTTCGGTGCCGGAAACTCTCCATCGCCGAAACCATCGCCATGCTCGAAAACTCGGCGTGGTGTGCGCGTGGGGCAGGGGCTCGGTTGTTCGGCTGGCACCAGCGAAGCGATCCGCGGCTATTGCAGCGAAATGATCCATTCGGTGTGAACCACTGGGTCGGCGGCGCGGTGGGTGTGGTGCGCGATGAAAAGGGCGGCGTGCCGAAGTGGGACGAACTTCTCAAATGCAAGTGCGACATCGACGCCACGTTGCAGGAACTCATGGACAACCGGCTCGTGTGGAACGAAGCGAGGTTCTGCTTTGTCCAGGAACGCGACAAGAACCTCGGGGGCAACAGCTTGTTCCGCAGTGAGGAGCGCATCGCCACGGAGAAGCGATACATCAAGCGTAAGTGGAAGGCGCACATCCGTCTGGAGTCCTACAAGAGCCAAGATCGAGTTTCGATGGACGCACCCCGTCGCCAATCGGTGAAGCTGCGATAAATGGTGGCCCAAACTGCTTCCACGTCGTGTGCAACACTGGCAAGCTAACAGACGATGAGTTATCACTTACACACCAAGCGCGGTTACTCCTTCCCTGGAGTGTCCAGCGCGATGCAGAAGGCGATCCGGCGCGGTGACGCAAAGCTGGCCGGATATTGGGCGCTCGAACTTTGGGCCAGCGGATTCGGGCAATATGTCTGGAGGCGTCTGCTCACCGTGAGCGCGGAGGACTGCTGGGGAATCCTCACGGCGGAAGTCAAGGCGCTGCACGACAGCTACACTGAGATCAATCGAAACACGCCATCGAAGACGCCAAAGGGCCGTATCTTCGTCTCCAAGGCGGTGATCTTGCTGAGTCTCGCCAAGAAGAGCCGCGATCCTGACCACCTGCAAAACTTCGTCTATGACCAGCAGGCCGGGTTGGACCCGGAAACCCTCACCGACGAACTCGAAGCGGCTGGCGAATACATCCCCATTCCCGATTACGCCTACGACTGCCACACGCCGCAGGGTCGTGCTGCGGGCAAGACCAAGGCCGAGTTCTTCAAAGCTGAACAGGAAGCTCTCAATCCCTTCATCCCCGGCCTGTTCGACAACCTGATTGATTCCTGATAAACCACCAACCCCAAGATCCAATGCCATACCAACTGATGCAACCCCGATTCCCGCTTGGGAAAATCTACGCCACCCCCGGCGCACTTGCGCTGAACGTGGACCTTTCAAAATTCCTCCGCCGTCATCATTGCGGTGATTGGGGCGAGGAACTCTGCTCCGAGGACAAGCAGGCGAACGAGCACTCGCTCAATGACGGCACTCGCCTGCTGAGTTGTTACCGCACCGAGGGCGGCGACCGGCTTTATATCATCACCGAACACGACCGGAGCATGACGACAATTTTGCTTCCTGAAGAATACTGACGCCGCTTGTCCAATCCGTATGCCAACGGAGATTTTCCGCGCCTAACGGCAAACTAACAAATGCGGATGGTGGATGTGAGGGCCGACCATATTGCCATCCCTTGTGCGGGGGTCGTGTGTTCCTACGGCTGATAACGCGGCATTCCAGAGGGTGCTGATTTTGCGGTCATTTCATGGCCGGTTTTCAGCCTGTTCAATTCGTATGCCAACGGCACGAACCTACGGGAAATAGCCAACAAAAATGGTGCGAACCGGCGTGCGGATGGCACGCGACAAACGACGAAATTGACTGGCAGGAAGGAGGATGTCGGAACGCTCAACCCTCCGACCCACAGAACAATGAATGCCATATCAAAGCCGATGCTCGCCTCCAAGTGCGAGAACCCACACCTCCTCCCATTCCCCGTGCTCGCCACGCCGAAACTCGACGGCATCCGCTGTCTCAAGATCGGTGGCAAAGCACTCAGCCGCTCGTTCAAGCCAATCTCCAATCGCTTCGCCCGTGAGTGGATCGAAGCCAACTTGCCCGACGGCGTGGACGGCGAACTCATGCTGCGCGACGGTACGTTCTCGGAAACCACGAGCGCGATCGGTCGCCGGGATGGCCAGCCGGACTTTGTCTTCCACGTCTTCGATTACGTGGATGAATCCACCGCCACGCCCTATGCCGAACGGATGAAGCGCCTGGCCGCGCTGCCGGATCATGACCAAGTGGTGAAGGTGCTGCCAGTAATCATTCGAAATGCCGCCGAACTGGCCACCTACGAGGAAGAATGCATCGCTGCGGGATACGAGGGCGTGATGGTTCGCTCCACCCACTCACCCTACAAGTGCGGACGGTCCACCGAGCGCGAAGCGTGGCTTCTCAAGATCAAACGCTTTGAGGACGCGGAGGCCGTGGTGCTTGAACCCTACGAGGGCATGACCAACCAGAACGCCGCCGAACTGGATGCCTTTGGACGCACGAAACGCAGCCTCGCCCAAGCTGGGATGGTTGGCCGGGGCGAACTCGGCGGCTTCATTGTCCGGCACCTATCCACCGGCGTGGAATTTCGGCTTGGCTACAATCACATCGTCGGTGGAATCGACCGGGTCACGCTCTGGATGGACCGCGACTCCCTGATAGGACGGGTGGTGAAGTTTAGCCACCAGCCGAGCGGTGCCAAGGATGCACCGAGATTCCCGAAGTTCATCGGGTTTCGCGAGGCATGGGACATGTGAATTTGTCCACGCCTCATTGCACTTTCGCAAACCTCCTGCTGAACACGTCGGCAACCGCGTAGATGGTGACAACCATCCCCTCGGCAAGTGAGCATGTGAGGATGTCATGTTTCTTGAGCATATTGGTCACCCATGCCCAGATAACCGGTTCGCCTTGCTGCTCCATCGATTCCAGCCAGCTACCCATCATTTGTTTCTGATCGGCCGGATCGTCTGAGTCGAATGTTTTGAACCAGAAGATCGCCCGCTTAACCGACTCGCGAAACTCTGGCATCTTGACGGGTCTGTCTACCCCTTTGGAAATGCCCTCGGCCAGATACTGCATCACGGAAAGGAACCCGATCAGCTCGGTGATCTGGTCGTCGGTGGCCCCATCTCTCACAAAACTCACGAGCTCCATGAACATGACCTTCTGAAGCAGGGCAAGTTCATCGCACCGGGCATTGAGCGCCTCGCTGGTGGCCAACTTCATTTGCCTGCTGATGGCCGCCGCCATTTGATCCGGGGTGAGCTTCGGCATGTGGTGAGGAATCCAGCGGATTACCCAGAGACCTGTCAATCATTGCCCCGTTCAATCCGCATGCCAACAGCATCTAACGGTAATAAATGGCCGACAAAAATGGTGCGAATTGGCGTGCGGATGGTGCGCGACAAACGACGCGGATGGCTGGCAGGAAGGAGGATGTCGGAACGCGGGCACCTCTGCCCTCACCGGCCTCAGATTTCAACCAGATCCACCAATGAAAGCACAAGATCCCAAAGCCGAATCCATCACCTTCGGCGTCGAACTCGAAACCACCATTCCAAACACGTCCGACATCGGAGTCGGTGCCTACCACGTCGGCACTTCCGTGGTTGAGGGCATTGCCACTGAATCGCGCCAGAGCGTCAATGCTCCCACCTTCAACGGCAACTATTGGAAAGCCGAGCGTGACGGTTCCATCCGCATCCGCCCTGGCCGCATGGCATGTGAATTTGTTTCACCCATCCTCAAAGGCGGCGAGGGCGTCGAACATCTCATTCAATTCTTGGAATGGGTGAACGCCATCGGGGCGAACGTGAACGGCTCGTGCGGATGCCATATCACCGTGGGCGTCGAATCCATCATCGGCACCAACGATCCACAAGCGATGAGCGAATACGCTCGCAAGCTCGCCCACATCACCCGCTGGCACGCCATGAGCCTCTACGGTCAAACGGGGACAGGACGCCACCTGAACCGATACAGCCACACTCTCGGCGAGGACGTTGGAACTCTGGTCCGCCAGATGGAGCGCAACAGCAATCCTCAACGCAAGAGCGATGCCGCCCGTCAATGTGGACGCGGGATGATCAACTTCCAAAAACTCTTCTCCCATGGAGTGATCGAATTTCGGGTCTTCGCCGGCACACTCAACCGCCACAAATTACTGCACCACCTTGCCACGGTGTTAGGGCTTTGCCGCCGCGCTGCCGAAATCGAATGCCTCGGTGCTTTCGGTAAAAACAAGTCGCAGGCGAAACGCACGGCCACCGCGAAGGACGCAGTCCGCTTCCTCTGGGATTACCTCGGATGGACCGGATCAAAGCGCGATGTCGCCCTGGGTCTGGTCGGCCCCCTGCACTCGGAATTCAAGCACTACCGGAAGATAGCCGACCGGATGTGCCGCCGCTTCGATTCCCGTTTTCCCTACGCCAACCTCTAACCCACCCCCGAAAGCCATGTGTGTAATCCTAGTATGCCCTGAGAACGTGCGCCCTGATCGCGCCACCCTTGATGCCTGCCACGAAGCCAATCCCCACGGGGCCGGTGTGGCGTGGCGCGAAGATGGAGTGGTGCGCTGGTTCAAGGGACTCGAACCTGATGATCTTGAAATTCTGATCGCCGAACTTCCCGGCGAAATTGTGATCCACTTCCGGTGGGCGAGCGTGGGTGAGGTGACGCCGAAGCTGTGCCACCCTTTTCCAGTTTCTAGCAAAGCGACCACCCGCTTGTCCGGTCATGCCCGCGCCGTGCTGTTCCACAACGGAACGTGGAGCCAGTGGCGCGAGTTATTGCGCCGGATGCCACGGAATCGACAGCCCGACGGACTTCTATCCGACACCCGAGTTGCCGCGTCCGTGGTCGATCTCTGCGGTATGGATGTGCTCAACCGTCTCCCCGGCCGCTGGGTGTTCTTCGACCGCGACTTCACCGAACTCTTCGGCGACTGGCGCGAATGGCGGGGCATGAAGGTGAGCAACCTCGGCTTCACCTATGGCCTGAAAGAACCGGCTCCCTGCCGCTCAACGCACCACCAGCCTTTTCTCGATCTCCCGGACACCTGCGGCAACTCGGATACCTGAGCCAACCGCATGTGCCCTCTCCAACGAAACCATGAACCAACAAATGCAAACCATGAACATGACTACCAGATACCATGTGCAGATCGGCGACCCCGTGAATCGCACATTCCAGCCCGACCTTGAAATCGACGCCCATGCCTTGCTGTGGGCGAGCGCCAAGGGACGGGACTTCATCCCCGCAATCGCGACGATCGGACGCAAGAGCTTCCAGAACGGCCCGTTGCGGAACATGCCGCTGCCAGACGCCCACAAGTTCCCGGTGCTGCGCGAGCGCATCGGCTACTGGGAAACGGCGCTTGAACTCGACGACCCGGAAATCCTGCTGGAGGCCGCCGTGGTGTCGGCACTCAACAGCTTCCATGACTTACTTGGCGGAAACCCGCTGGCGGCCGACCAAGCGAAGTTCGTCACCACCATCACCCAGGCCGCCCGCGAATGGGCGGAAGAATGCTTCAACGCAGAACAGCCATGAAAGCCACCATCCAATTCTCGCCGATGCTCGTCGGCTCTCCCCGCGAGGATCACCAGCACCTCTACACCGAGCAGGAACTGGCGGATTACCTGCGGATCTGCCGCCGTCAGCTCTACTCGTGGCGCATGAGTGGACTCATTCCCTACATCAAACTCGGCAAAGCCGTGAGATTCCGCCTCGCCGATGTGGAAGCCGTTCTCGCAACCCTAACCATTCAACACCAAGCAAAACCATGAAACGCACCTACAAACTGATAGCCAGCCGTGGAACCGAGATTGTCTTTGATGATCGTCTCCAAGCGGACAGCCCCCGCGATGCACGCCGGGAAATGAAGAAACTGCTCGGCCTCGAAAGCCTGAGCGGGGTCGTGTATTCCATCACCGAAATCCCCGTGGATCTGATCCGCGAGATCGTGGACGCCAGGATTGCCGAACTCGCCGGTGGAGCGCCGATTCAAACGCCTGTGCCCGCTGATGTGGAGGCACTTGTGATGGAACGATTGAAACCGATCCTCCGCCGCCTCGCCGCGTTGGAACACACGCCGGATCAACCAGAGCGTCCCACACGCTTCGACCCGCTCTCCATTCTACCGGATACGCCACCGGAGCCTGACTGGAATTTGGTGAAACGCCACTTCCGCCGCTACGGGGATCCGCGCAAGACCGCAGAGAAATACGGCCTCAACGTCCGCGAATTGAACGCACGTGCCAGAAGGGAGGGATGGTCAGCATGATCGAGGTCAAACCCTATCACAAGCCGGACGGATACCGCACCCGCCATTGGGCCGTGTATGTCGATGGCGAGTTGTTAGCCGTGGTGCTCTATCGAAAAGGAGCGCAGGCCATCGCCGATCTGATCCTCTCCACCCGTGCAGGAAAGGCGGCGAGTGATGCCGCGTAAGCCACCGGTTGTGCCCACCTGCTTCGTTCCGTCCTGTCCTGCGGATTTCATAGGGCAGGCGGGCAAAGTGGCTGAAGTGCTTTTGCGAAAGGCCGAGCGACTGCGGACGAACCCCGACCAACCGCTCAAGCTCCTGATTTCCGGCGCTCCCGGCATCGGCAAGACGAGTTTGGTGAACATGGTCGCCCGCACACTCGCTGACCACCCTGTCGCCATCGATGATGTGAACGGCAAGGAAGTTGGACTCGAACTCGCCCGCGAATGGACACGCTCGCTCGCCTATGGATCGCTCTTCGGATCGTGGTCAGTCAAAGTCGTCAATGAGTTAGATCGCTGCTCGAAGGATGCGCAGGACATGCTGCTCACCTACCTCGACCGGATGAAACCCGGCCATGCGTTCCTCGGCACGACGAACCTCGACCTCGGCAGTCTAACCGAACGATTCCAAACCCGGTTCCAATCAGTCCGTCTCCACCCACCGGAAAACGAGGTTCTCGCGGCCTTCCTCGCGAGACGGTGGGCTGTCCCTATTGCCACCACCCGTATGATTGCGGCCGGAGCAGCAGGAAACGTCAGGGCAGCGATGGCGGATTTGGAGATGTGGTTGGGCTGAGTCATCTTACATTATCAGACATGAGCTGGTACCTGTAAGTTGACGGACTTCGCATGTTTTCGCAATTTTCGCGCATCCTTTATCGTTTGAACCGAAACCGCCAGTCGTTGCTTGGTTCGATCAAGCGAATGCCGATTTGGTCAGTTGACCTAGTGCTGCGACAGAGGATATGAGGAGGCAGTTCCAATGAAAACATTCCCACTCGTGTTCATGGCATCGCTGACCACTGCGGTCGTTGTCCGTTCGCAGGTTGCAGATGTCGAAAAATCTGGAGACCTCACCACGGCACCCGCTACCGAGCCCACCACCGCCCGCATCCTCGGTGAAATACCAGACGGCACGCCACCACCTCCCGCACCGCCGAAACCCGAATTTCATGTTGCCGCGCGGGACGTTCTCTCCACCACCACCCACGAGCAGGGCGGACGCACGATCACGATCCGGGAAATCAAGCCCATCGACCTGCCACCTCCTCCGCCGCCAGCGGAACCCACTACCGTCGAACAGGATGCTGAATTCAGCGTGCGCCTCGCCGAATACCGCGAAACCCATCCCAAGAACGAGCTGTTGTTTCTCGGTGCCACTGTTTTCCGCTCCAAAGACAGCCCGCCGCGCACGCTTGTCCGCTGGTGGCCGATGGGCGGCAAGGGAACGATCACTTTCTGGTCTTCCGCCGACTTCGCCCTGATCGCCGGGGGTATCAATTCCTTCGCCGACACCCCGGTGACACCCATCACACGCTGATGGGCTGGGGTAATGTGGACATCGACCGCATGGCCGAACTCTACGCCGCCAAAGGCCGGGAATACGACGCCCCGGACCTTCCCGATTTCCCCGAGGGCAAGGCCACCTTCCAAATCACCGGCGACGCCAACCCTACCGCCGAGGAACTTGTCGTCATCCAGTCCCTTCATGACCTCTACAACAGCGAACTGGCGCAGCTGAGAACTGCTTACGAAGGTCGTGAACGCGCCCGCATCGAGCGCGAGGAATACCTCAAGGCCAATCCACCCCAGCCCAAGGACATCACCCTCAACTTCTGGCGCACGGAGAAACCCGCCGCCAATGAGAAAGGAGAGTCCAAGTGAAGCGCACGCTTCTTGCTCTTTCGTGCTGGCTGCTGACACCCGCTGCCTTCGCGATCCTTGATACCAACAGCAACGGCGTCAGTGATCTATGGGAACGAAAATACAACGCGGGAGAATTGTTTCTCCAAAACTTCGATCCCCAGGCCGACTACGATTCCGACGGCTGGACCAACGCGCATGAAGCCGCCGCAGGCACAAATCCTTTCGCGCCGAATCCCCCCGACGGCATGATCCAGCCTGTCACTGGTCACGTCCTCCCGGTGTGGAGCGAACCGGACGAAAACAGCGAGGTCTATCTAATCAGCCCGGAAGCCGTCACCGTCACCTGGCCGACCCAGGCCGGAAAGCAATACACGCTCTTTTACTCGCCCGATCTCACACCGGAAAGCTGGCTGCCGGTGGGTGATCCCTTCATCGCATCCGGCGGCGGGGTCACCTACGGTTTTCCCATCAGTCAGTCCGAGAAATGCTTCTGGCGCGTCGCGGTCACGGACACGGACACGGACAGCGACGGATTGACAGATGCCGAGGAGCGGCAAATTGGAAGCAGTCCTTATTTCTCGGACACGAACAACGATGGAATCAGCGACGCAGATGCATTGTTGGCTGGCAACGATCCATTCGCTGATACGCAGGACGGCAATGGAGACGGCATTCCCGACAACGAGATTTATTCAATCATGATCGAGACGCTGTCAGAGTACAATACTCTGGAGGCGTTGCCCTGGCACAGGGCATTGACCGGGGTTGATGAAAGCCAACGATACCTGACCAAAGTCTATTCCGAAACTTACTCAATCACGGATTCGCCAAGATACCAAGCGGTTGATGATGCGGTTTATAGTGTCACTGACACCTGCCAAAACGAAACAGGGGAGCTGGAGGCCCAGCCGCAGAAGGTGGAAGGAGTCAGACGAATTGCTTGGCAGAGCAACCATGGAATTGTTTTGGGGCAGGGAGAGTCAATTGAATGGGGAACGACGCAAACTACGGAAACGCCAACACCGCCGACGGCGACAGTCACGACCACCACCACAACCACCACGCGACCATGGACGATCAAAAAGGATGATAATGTTGTGCGCAGCGGCACCGAAACAGCGGTTGAAACGATACGAACCGAGCTTTCCAATCCCATCACTGTCCAGGAACTCTGGAGCCGTTTTAAATCTCGGACTTGGGAGGAGGATCAAAACGGATGGCAGAGAGCCGCGCCGCCCGGCGATCTTGACCCAGCAGCGCTCGACGCATCGATCGCTGAATGGATACGTGAAGATTACAAATCCAATAAGTCCCCCCTCTTTGATTGGCTTTCATGGCCGGAGCAAAATACTGGAAGGTGCGGCGACCGCAGGATGAAGGCGATGCGTTGGCGCTGGGTGCGGTTCAACCCGCAGGCCCCCGGCCAATACGAGTACACCGCGCCACCCACCGGCTACTCACGCAGCTTCCACTTCCTGGTCATGCGATGGGACCGGGACTACCAGACAGGAGAGTGGCCTGACGCGGGACAAGGACTCGTGGAACTCCGCTGCGAGGGTGGCGAGGCAGTCGGCGGCTGGAACAATGTGAACATGTCCCGGTTCGCCTCTTACCGGGTGCAAGACCCATGGAAGCTGGCAACCATGGACTTCACCAAGGGTGGGAGGACCCAAGTATTCATCCAAGGCGTATCGGCAGGTTTGCAGAAGAGAATGCCTGTCATCGCTGATGATGGAAGCGACACCTACTATCGATTCGAGAGCGTATCCGCCGTGCCTCGCGAAGTGCCAATGCCGGGTGTTGAAATCTACCAGAAAAGCATCTCTGGCAGTCAGATCACTCTTTCAGCGAAGGTATACGATCCGCTGGCCGACGTTTTGGAGTCCACGACTCCGCGAGCATGGGTCAACAGTCGCAGCGCGGACTTGGTTGCCGGGGACAAGCCCGGGGTTTACCGACTGCAAGGGCATACCTACAAACTCTATCCTGGCCGAAACGAAATCACCGTCGCCATCGAAAACGCACTTGGAGCCCGAGGATACGAGACCCTCGTCATTGAAGGCGACGAAGGAAGTGGATATTCGATCATTGGAGAACCTCTTAGGGTTCCTAAAAGACCAATCTATCCGGTCATTTTCGCCGCTCCCGGTGAAGACTCGACCGAAGTCACTTTAAATGTGGGTGCTAAATCCTCGCAGCCGGGTTTCGAATCCATTTGGCCAGGTCCGTTTGGTGAATGGTGGTATCGAACCAATCCGTTTCTTGCTGTCCTCAAGCCAGAAACCGCCACTCCCGCGCAAATCGACGCCATTCCAACGGACAAACCTCTGTTCGTCTCGGAACTGGAGGACGATCTAACTATCGAGACTTCCTATCCGGGCGTCGCGGCTTCCGTCCTCGAACTTCCCCTGTCCGGCATCGAACTGATTTCGCCCGATCCTGCGGAGGTTGTGGAGACGACCAACTTGAATCCGGTCCTTTCGTTCAAGGCCCGCCGGATGGGAGGTGATCCGGTCATCAAGGCCGCGTTCACCACCTATCGCGGAGATGAAACGCTGGAGGATGTGCAGGCGAAACTGTTGACTCCCTATAAGAACGCTTGGCAAGCCCTTCCCGAAGAGGGGAAAAACGCTGTCGTTTCCTTCGATGTGGAGGACATCGAATGCGAGGAAGGCTACAACGGACTCGCGTTCAGCTTCGGCGATTCGGAACTCTTCAACCACGCCGGACGCCATGACAGCTTCCGTTTCCCCGCGCCCGACAAGGCGGGTGTGCGCGTGTTTTCCGCCAACCGCAAGAAGGACACCGTGCTCGATGGAGTCACCGGGCGCATAGGCGACATCTGGTATCCCGTCGCTGCCAACGCCGACCTTTCCGCCCTTGGCGACGCGCTCGCCACCAGCGGCTGCCAAGTGGTGGGCATGACGGATTTGAACGACATGTTCGATAACTCACCGCTAAAACGCTCCTTCCTCGTACGCGGGCCGCCGGGGCGCACCTTTCAAGCCTTCGATCAATTTTATCTGGCGCAGGGTCGCGAACAACGCAGCCAGACATTCGATGCCGATGGAACCCATGGTGCCGCCCTTGCCGAAGAGCTTGATCGCGTTCAGACCGATGGCGATCTTCCAGCCTCAGCAAAGAACGCCTTGGCTCTCGAAATAGCCGGAACCTACCAATTCCACAACGGCTTCGAGGACTTCGTCCCCAAGACCCACCAGCCCTACGTTGATCCCGGTACCGGACCCCCGCAGCCGAACTCATGGACCATGCGCGGCTCGTCGTTGCCGGATCACCTCCAATCCAATCCCACGCCATGGACCGTCGTCAACACAGTAATCGATCCGGCGCGGGCGGTCAGCGCCTCGGGCATCATCAAGCTCGACACCACGGCGGAGGACACCGCCTACTACGCAAGCACCTCCGCCACCGCACCATGGAACCTGAGCGGCGCACGAGCGGTTTCATTGCGTTTCAAACTGCTCACGCACGATGCGGCCAACGGTGCTGACGGCGCATTTCAACTCGCCGCCGGTGACGGCACCCGGACATGGACCTGCCAAGTGGCCCCCGCGCAAGTCAAGGTTCAGGGAACTACCATCGCACTTCCTTCGGCGACGTTCCCCTCTGGACTCATCGACGGGAAATTTCACACCCTGCAGTTCAACTTCTCCGGCACTGGCAACGACGCGCTCGTCAGCATTGACGGCGAAGTCCTGACCGCAACCGCCGCCTCCGAGCCCGGAACTCTCAACGGCATCGCCTTCGGAGATCCCGGCGCCGCAATCGCCGGAAAACTGGAAATAGAAACTCTCGGTTTCGAGAACAGTGACCTGCGATACCAATACGGCTACATCATCGACGACTACGCCGATAGCGACGAGCTCACGGGAGGTAACAACATCCTCCTCTATCTCCGTAGCAAAGGACTGACTTACGAGAAGTCAGCGATCGCAAGCTGGGTCAATCTACTCGATCAGAATGTCAACGAATGGTTGCTTGGTAAATACACTGGTCAAGACAAGTTGTCTGGACAGCAAGAGCTCTATGTTTATGCCCGATCCGATGTCTGGCTGGGATCAATTGTCGACATCGAAGACACGGAAGTTGATTATTCGGGTATTCCCTATTTCAGCAAGCGCAGCAAGACATCGCGCTGCCTGAATCTCGACAAGGAGGAAACGAAATTCTTCTCATCGGATCAGATTCGCAACGAGATGCAGCTTGCGGGACTTCTGATGGCATGGGTCTATCAGCAGGAGGAATATAAAGAGTGGCTTGCGGAAAAGACCGGTGGAGGCACCGGGATTGACGGTCTCCTTCTTCATAAGAAGCACTGCGTGGAAAACATCGCAAAATGCGCGAAGCATGTCGAAACGACTCTTTCGGTAGGCGGCGAGATCGCCGTCAGCATCACCAACGAGTATGTGGACTACGCCATCACCATCAACAACGTGCGCCAGGGCGACTACATGGCGATGGTGGGATTCATTCCTCTAGTCCCGAGTTCCACCGCCAGGGCGTTCAAGTTTATCAATAAGATCGACGGAACACTCATTGAGGGAATCGACAGGTTGTGCAAGAAGTTTCCGGACTTTCCGGTGCAAAAGATTAACAATCATGTTGATGATAATGAAATCACCCGAAACTTGGAAGTTGTGAATCTATTTGCCGATCATACGGATTCGGTTGCCGTTGAAAAGATGCGTAAGCTCGCAACCAACCAGCAGATGAGCGCCCACGGACCTGGAAATAGAGGTGGATATGAACTGTTATCAACCTTCTCAAATCAGGCTGTCATTTGCTATAAAACTAAAGAACCAACAAAAGCATATCGCATCTTTGATGGTTTAACAGGGCGTAAAGAGAGTAATTTCCTGCTCCTTGAGGCTCCAATTAGCAAGGCGCAGGCGGAAGCTGATTATGCACTCGGTTCATTAAAGTATAATTCTTTCCAGCCAAATTATGATAGCTGGATTGAGATCGAAATTCCTACAGGAAGCTACATCTTCACTGGCGTTGCAGCCAAAATGGACGGGAAGTGGGTAGGAAGCGGTAGGCAAGTATGGATCGAAGATGATGTTGTTAATGACTCTGGAATAGATTGGGCGAATGCTGTTGTTAATGTCTTGCCACCCGGATAAACTCATAATGAACGCAATACAGAAAGAAATTCAGAAAATAGTATTGGAACTGATCCAAGCCCAGGTTGATTATGTTAAACTAAAGCGGAAAAACCCTCCGGGAAGTTTTGAAGACCTCATTGAACTCAAGAATGAGATACAAGATGGACGTTTCTTTAGATTGCCAAGAGATATTCAATATAATACACTTTTCTGTCTTAAAATTGCTTTCTTTGGCAGAGGCGAAAGAGCGATACCTCTTTTCATTGAGGGGCTTCTTCCTGAGGATTTTGAAACAAGATTCCGAGATCTTTACACAAAATACCGTGATTCCCAAGGGCTGCAGTGAAAATGGGCTGTAAATACATTGGTGGCGGCAGGCAGGTGTGGATTGAAGATGATGTGGTCAATGGCGGAGGAATTGATTGGAATACTCTAGTTGTTAATAGTCTTTCTCCAAACTAAGCATTCATATGAATGATATTCAGATAAAGATACAAAGCATGGTGATTGAGCTGATACAAGCGGCGGAATGCGATGAGTTTCGACCCAATTTAGGCAAAGATATTCTAGACTGCTTGCCCGGAATCAGGGATGGTAGCTTCTTCGGTCTGCCATTCGAAACGCAGCGTGGCAAGCTTGGTTGGATCAATGGTGCATTCTTCGGAAAAGGTGAGCGAGCCTTTGCTTTATTCAAGAAAGGCTTACTTCGTAATGATTTTGATACGGAATTCAATCATGTAATCAAATGCTATCTACCTCCTTCGGGGTAACGAACTCATGGACAATACACAAGACCAACTAGTCAAATTATTACAAGAACTTTGGAAGGCTCATTGTCTGTTTGATTCTGGTAGTCGGGGCTTTGATAAAGTGCTGTTTTGTTCAATGACACCTAGCGAGCAGTTTAACTATCTAGGTGGGATTTATGGTTCTTTTTTTGGCAAGGAGGGACTGGACCGCGCCTTGATCAAAAAAGGTTTTTTGAGAAATGATTTTATAAGAGGCCGATTCAAACTGTTAGCGAATATTTAGAGCCTGGAGATTGCCTGTCTGGTTTGATGTAGTGTAGAGTTGATCCTTCGCGGACCTGCGAGATGGAACGGAAGGGCGAGCGGAGCGAGTCCTGGA